GGCGACCAGGTGCGCGCCTCCACTTCCGTGTCCTTGTAGGCGGGCACCACCACCAGGCTGATTTCATAAAGCAGCGCCGCAAAGATCGTGCGGATCAGCGCCGTGCCCAGCTTCGGATCCTCTTCCGAAACCTGTTCCGCGTTCGGCACCGTCCGTTCGGGCGGTATCCTGAAACCGGGGCTGACGCCGCCGATCAGCCCGGCCGCGAACGCGCCAAAGAAATTCTGGACGTATGGCGTGTCGAGCATTTCAGGCTTGATCAGCGCCTCGAACACCAGCGCCTCGTCGGAATCCTTCAGCTCGAGAGTGCCCGCGCGCCGGGAAGCGAGCGGCCGGTCGTAGTCATGGCCGACAAGAATGTGGATATCCTCGTCAGCCTTGTTGATCCGGTAAGCGAAAGCCTTGGGAGCGAATTGCTCTTTCCGGGGTCTGCCCTTTGCGCCGCCATCCGACAGGACGGCCAGAGAGCCATAGGGAAAGCGGCCTGTGAGGCGGCGCGAACCATCACGCGCCGCCCGAACCTCAAGGCCGCCGATATCTGCACCGCCATACAGCATGATTACACCTGCACCCCGGTCAGCACTTGCAGCTGCGCCGCACGCGCCACCGTGACGTCGGCCGTGCTCAGGGCGGTCAGCCGCAGCCCACCGGATTGCGCGTCCGAGAACGGGTCGCGGATCAAATCCACGGCCCCCCAAAGCCCGACAAAGATCGGGGCAACACCGCCCGTTGCAGTGGTCAGCAGGGCATTGGTGTTTGTGGCCGATGGTGCTGCAAGCGCGTTTGCCGTCATGGCAATGTTGGCGTCGGGGATGTTGTTGGTCAGTCGATCCCATTCCGAAACCGCCGTGGAAGCGATCAGAGTGCCGTCCATCTTCGCCCAGACTTCAGGGCGGATCAGCAGCTTGACTGCATCAGGCGAGCCCGCCGCATTGGCCGTCAGGAATGCCGTGACAGCCGCGCGGAACGCCGCCCAGGTGGCAGCTGCGGTAACGGCCGTGGACGTGATGCCATAGGTTGCGGCCCCCGCTATCACGCCCAGGGGCTGCCCAGATGCGCCCGTCCCCAGAAAGATCGCCGCGTCCAGAGCCTGAGAAATTGCCCCGTTCATATCCCGCCGCACCGCATCCTCCAGCGCCGCACCGCTTTGCAGCATCGCTTTGCGGGTCAGCTTCATTTGAATGCCCAGCGTGTTGCTTGGCGAGAGCGCTTTGTCGTTCGTGGCGTAGACCGTTGGGCCCGCCACCGCACCGGTTTCGGTCGCCTGCCAACCCGCCGTGACGGCCGACGTCGTGACCGGCCATTCGGTCAGGCCGGAAGGAATGGCGATCATTTGCGCGCCCATCCGCGCCGCCACCGAATCCGGGAAAATTCGGTCGATGATCGGACGGGTGATCAGCGGATTGGGTGTGCCGCTGGCGACGGTTTCACCGGCCCGCCGCTCGAGCGCCGCCCAAGGCACCGGCATGCCGCGATAGCCCCCCGCGCTTCGGAGCTCGGTCACAACTTCCAAGGTGCGACCTGTCAGCGCCCGGCCCTCATCCAGTGCCAGGGCGATTTGGCGCATTTCAAACCCTGCAACCAGTTCATCCCATTCGCGGCCCGTGCGGGTTTCCAGATCGGCACCGGCTGCGCGCCGTTCGGTGTCTTCGCTGATCAGCGAGGCGCGATAGCGGATTTCGTTGGTACGAAACTCCCGATCGAGGGTTTCCATCGAACGCACTTCGTCTTCGCTGGGGGTTTCCTTCCCGGCCAAGCCCGCAAGAGCTTGCCGAATTTCAGATTGGCGACGGGTGATTTTAACAGACTCAAGCATTTGTCTTTTCACTTTCAGGATTGCGGCCGGTTTCACGGACCAGTTTTTTCCACGCTTCTCGCGCAGGGTTCGGTTTTCCCAGACCAATTTCGATCCGGGTCTTTCGCGCATGACAGCGCCCGCAGAGGCATTGCAGATTGTCGAGCGACCAGGCCAAATCGGGCCGGTCCCTTACGGGCTGGATATGGTCAACTTCCAGCCCGCGCCGTTCTGGACACTGCACGCAGCGCCAGCCGTCCCGCTCGAGAGCTTGCAGTCGCAAAGCCTTCCAGCGTTGGGTTCTAGTGATCTTGGCAGAGTGCCTTTTGTAATCGGTCAAAGCCACGTCAGCCCCCCCGATTTCTTGGTCGGCCGTCCCGTCATCCGCGCGCCTTCTGCCACTGCCAGCACCGTTGCAGCAGCCGCGTCGATCCGCCCGGTAGAGCGTGCCTTGGCGAGCTTCAGGTTGTTGGCTGGATCACGCAGGCAGACCGCATCAGCGAACGCAGAGCGCAGCAGCAGCGACGGCGAAGTCTTGACCTTCCCGTCATAGGCCGCGCGCCGGAACCGCTCGCAATCCTCGCCGCCGTCACGGAAGCCTTGGCCCCGCCACAGGATTGGAACGCGCACTCCCGCCGCGTCGATGGCTTCGCCAATCTCGGCTTGCCGGTAACGGTCGGCTGCAATCGCCGCCACCGTCTCACCCTGCACAAGCGCCATGACTTCTTTCAGCCAAGGTGTCGGAGGCACCGTCGCATCGCCCAAGGTCGAGAGCTCGCCCCGGTCCTGCATTTCGACATAGCGACCCGCCACGCCGTCATTTTGGCCACGGTCCAAGAGCGACGGCCGCGACGGGAATGTGCCCAGGCATTCGAGCCGCCCGGTTTCGGGCCAATAGAACGCCGCTGCACTCATGCTGGACGAACCGCCCAGGTCGAGCCCGATCACCACCGGCCCCGCGCGGTCTGGCAGCACCGCTGTTTCGCAAGACAGCCATTCGTCGACCGTCAGCAGAACGTCGCGGGTCTCCCCCGAAACCCGCTCATTCCGGTTGTAGAGCCGGAAAGCGGTAAGGGCCGAACCGCCCCGCGCAATCGCGCGCCGCGCCTGCGCCTGCAACCATTCGAGGCTCGAGCCGATGCCAAATGCCGCGCCGGGATTGGCCTCTTTCAAACTTTCCAGGTCATCGGCTGGCAGACCAGGTGAAGGGCGATGCTCTTGCCGGTAGACGCCTGCCTGATCCTGATCCAGCCACTGTGAAAACGGGCTAGTGTCAGCCGCCGCCGATGTCGAGATGATCAGGGCGCGACCGCCCCGTTTGCCCATGCCGGACAAGAGCGCCTGTTCCAGTTCGTCGCCTTGGCTTTTTTGCCAATGGCCCCTTTCATCGAGGATGATCATTGTCGGAGCGCCACCAAGGGCCGACTTGCCATCAGCCGCGATAACTCGGATCAGGTGGCCCCCGCCGTCACCGTCAAATTCAATTTCAAGGCGGGGTGAACGGCGCACACGAAATTGTGCCTGCACCGTGTCAGGCATTCCGCGCATGAAGCCCACCGCGAAGTCGAATGCGACCTTGCCTTGATCCCGTGTACGCGCGGCAATGATGATTTCCCGTTTCGGCTGCCGGTCCCCCAGCTCGCCCATCACAGCGCCTAGGGCGATACCCGCAGACAGCGCCGTCTTGGCGTTGCCCCGGCCGATGGACAGCACCGCCACGTTGATTCCGTCGGCCAATGCCCCCTTCACGAATTGCTTTTGAAACGGTGCCAGTTTCAGCGGCTCGCCAGACTTCGGCCCTTCTGGAATGATCAGCGTTTCGAGGAACCGGACTGCCTTGGTTGCGGCTGTCATTCTGCCACCCCCCGGCCGCACAGCGCGACAAGACAATGCAGACCCCCGGCCCCCTCCCCACACAGATCGGGGGGCATTGGCACCAGATCGCTCGCACCACGGCGAACCGTCCCGATACCGTTCCCAACGTTCCCTCCCCCCTTAAGGGGGGGAACGATTGGGAACGCTGGGAACGGGTGTGTTCCCGTGTGTTCCGGGAACGCTTGGGAACGCTTGGGAACGCTCATTCTGCGACCCTCCAAGCATAGCCATCCACAACACAGACCACGCCCAATTCGTGCAATTTGCCCTTGGCTTTGTGGAACGCGGTTCGCTTGGCAGTGGCTGTTTCACCCCCTGACAAGTCGTGGCGGTCGCAAAAGTCACGCCACTTTTCGAGCGAGACACACTGCCTGTTGCGAGGGAACATATCTCCTGTCTTGCGCTCGCCGTGGTGTGCCAGGGCGTCACCAAAGGCTTGCAAAGCCACCTTCGCTTGCCCAGCGATGACAGGGCCGCGCTTCGCCGGTGCCTCGGTTGGCAGCACCACGCAGGACGTGATCGGATCATTGTCTTGATCATTGCCCAGATGCACGCCGTGAAGGCTGTAGGCGAAGAGCTTACCGCCCTCCATGTCCCGCTGCTTGCGGGTGACGGCGCTGATCACCGCACCGTCACGGGTCAGCTCCACCTCTGTGTCTGCGGCCCCGCGCAGGCTGCTATGCCCCCGTGCCCCACGTCCGCTGTCTTTGCCCGCGTGGTGTATCACCATGACGTGCGCGCCGGTCGCAGCTCGGATGCGGTCGACAGAGGCGATGAACGCTCCCATGTCCTGCCCCGTGTTCTCATCACCCGCGCCCAGGGACCGCGCCAGCGTGTCCACCACGATCAGGTCAGGCTTGGCACCAAGTCCCGACAGAGCCTCTATCAGCGCCCCTGCATCACCCTTAGCGCACAGGTCCAGGGCGAGAGGCAGCAGGTAGAAGCGGCTCTCGGCTGCATTGACCAGA